TCACGCCACCACCTCCGCGGGCTTGGCCTGGACGAACGCGAATGCCCCGCCGTGGGCCTTGGCGGCTTCCTCGTTCTGTTCGAAGATCGCCCAGTGGAAGGGCACCACATCGCGGAAGTGCCCGTGGTCGCGGACCACGCGGGTGAGGAACCCCGGCCCGCTCTGGTCCCACACGCCGCGATAAACCAGCACCGAGTGCGGCAGGTCGCGGATCGCGTGCCACAGCATCGGGTGGTTCCGCGTCGCACCAAGCACCGACGGCGAGAGCATGTGCGGACGGCTCGCACCGTGGCTGGCGATCGTCGAGCAGAACGCGCCGGCCCCGGCGACGAGTTCATCGAGCGGGCGCAGCGGCAGGCGGTCCGGATCGACAAAGACGCCACCCTCGCGGGCCAGCACCTCGTAGCGAAGCAGGTTCAGCCGTGCCGCCGAGGCTGCGGGCTCGCTGAGCCCGAAGGTCTGCTGCCACTGGTCGTAGTTCAGGATCGGCGGCTTGGTGTCCAGCGTGAGCGTCACCACGTCCCACTCGGGATGCATGGTCTGCCACGCGTGCCGCCATGCCGTGAGCCGCTGCTTGTCGGGAGTCTCGCTGAGGTCCGCCGTGTAGATGACCTTCGGAATCACGCCTTCGCCTCCTCTTCGATGCCGCTGCTGAGACTGCCAACGTCACTCTGCTGCCACTTCGCCGGAGGCACACCCTCCATGCCACCCTCGATGAAGGACGATGCGCCCTCGCCCAGCGCCACCGACTGCTGGGCGCTGCCGGAGCCAGAGCCCGAGCCGGGTGGGCCAGAGCCGCTGTCGCTGCCGCTCGATGAACCCGACGAACTGGCGGAGCTCGACCCGGAACTGGACCCCGAACTCGACATGGACGATCCGCTGGACTTGCCGCTGCCGGAGCCGCTCCCGCTCGACGACCCGGACCCGGAGCCTGAACTCGACCCCGAACCCGACGACGATCCGGACCCGCTCTGCTGGGTGGCGGGCATGTCGTTGTGAATCCACACGCCGCCCGCCAGGAACACGTTCAGCCCTGGCACATGCACGGCGACGGTCGTCACGCGGTCGCCCGACCGCCGGACCGTCTCGACCAGCTCCTCGCTCAGGTCCTGGCCACTGAGGATGCCCTCGGTGCTGGCCTTCGCCTCGTGCTGTTGCCGGTTGGGCTCAGGGAACTGGTGTCCGCACTCCGGACAGGTCTGGTAGCCCGCCGCAATCAGGGCCTGGCAGTTCGGGCACTCCTTGGCGGGCGCTTCGCCGTCGCCGCGATCATCGGTGGCGATGCGGATGGCGTCGACCGGGCCGTGCCGAAGCACGTTGCCGCCAAAGTCCAGCACCAAGCAGTCCTTCTTGCCCGGGTGCAGCCGGAAGCCCCGGCCCACCATCTGGTAGTACAGGCCGGGCGACATGGTCGGGCGCACGAGCGCCACGCAGTCGATGTGCGGTGCATCGAAGCCGGTCGTCAGCACGTTCACGTTGCACAGGTACTTGAGCTCGCCCGAGCGGAAGCGGCCAAGGATCGCTGCACGCACGCCGTCGGGCGTATCGCCGGTGACGAAGCCGCACTCGATCCCGTGCTTGGTCTTGAGCACATCGACGATGTGCTGGCCGTGGCGGATGCCCGACGAGAAGATCAGCGTGGCGCTGCGGTCCTTAGTGTGCTCGGCGATCTCCCCGCACGCGCCCTCGACCAGCCCATCCTTGTCCATCAGGTCTTCGACCTCGCTGGCGACGAACTCGCCGGCGCGGACGTGCAGGTCGTCGGTGCTGATCTTCTGCAGGCCCGCCTTGGTCTTGAGCGGGGACAGGAACCCCTGCACGATCAGCTCGCGGACGCCGACCTCGTAGCAGACGTGGTTGAGAATGTTGTGTGGGGGCGGCGCGCAGATCGCACCGGACTTGAGGCGGTAGGGCGTGGCGGTCAGCCCGATGACGCGAACGTTGGGATTCACCACCTTGGCGTCGGCGATGAACTGGCGGTACATCCCGTCGTCCTCGGCGGGGACCATGTGAGCCTCGTCGACGATGATCAGATCGACGGGGCCGAGGTCGCACGCCTTCTTCCAGATGCTCTGGATGCCCGCGACCGTGACCGCGTAGCCCAGGTCCTTGCGCTTCAGGCCCGCCGAGTAGATGCCCATCGGCACGTCGGGCGCGATGACGCGGAGCTTGTCGGCTGCCTGTTCGAGGAGTTCCTTCACGTGCGCCAGCAGCACGACGCGGCCGCCCCATTGGCCAACCGCATCGCGGCAGATCGTCGCGATCACCGGCGTCTTGCCGGATCCGGTCGGGAGCACCACGCACGGGTTGTCGTCCCGGGTGCGCAGGTGGTGGTAGATCGCCTCCACCGCTTGGAGTTGATAGGGTCGCAGTTGCATTTCAATCCGCCGACGCGGCTTTCGCCGCGCCGGCGCTCACGCCAGTCCGAGTCCCGCCGCGCCTTGCCCAGCCGATCCGCGCCGCACCACGCCGAGCCGGCTCATGCCCAAGCACGCCTCGCCTCGACCCGCCCGGCCTCAACATGCGTGTCCATGCCGCGCCGTGCTCAGGAAGTGGTCGTCGTTTCCTTCAGCTCGCGGACTTCCACATGCACTCCGCCGCCCCGCGTGCATGGCCCGCGGCGGATGTCGATTCGATCGATCAAGCTGTCATCGCGGTAGAGCCCTCCGTGCTGTAGCGAGTCCAGCAGGCATTTGAGAAGGTTGTCAAGGTCGCGACGCCTCCGGTCCGGTGGATACACCGTCACCAGCACCGTGAGCGGTCCCGCGACCGACGGCGACCCGATGACTAGCAGTGCCGCCTTCACCGCCGCGCGGTACTTTCTTCCGGCACGGCTGATCAGCGTCGCGCGGCCGACGCGCCGGTAGTAGTGATTGGCCGAAGGTGGGAGTGGGAGAGAGAGTTCCATTGGGCTTCTGCGTGCTCGTACCGAACAGCCAATCCATGCCTGGCCCCGCCGTGCCTATCCGCGCAGCTGCACGCCCTTCCATTCCATGTGCGGGCGAACTCAGTCCGTCAGCAACTCGTATCGCGTCACGCGGAATCGCCCGTACGTCGGGCGGAAGTCCGCCAGGCCCACCAGACGACCCGCGTCGGTGAGCAGCCCGTGCAACATCTCGGGCGACACGTACTCCGGCAGGTTGACCATGAACACGAACGTGGCGGACCAACCGGTCTTGAGCGCCGGACGCACTCGCGTGATGCCGTTGCGCTGCACCTGCACGCGGCACTTGTGCTCGTAGTCCCACCGGGTGGTGCCGAGGCCCGCCAGCGGCGTCAGGCTCACGACCGCCGCCTTCACGAGGTCCTGCGCGCTCTTGCGCGGCGAACGAGGATCCTGCCGGAACTTCGCTGCTCCGATCACCGCTTGACGGAGGTACTCGCCCGGCAGGCAGAGCTCTCCGTCGTCGTTGCGGTAGACGTACGACTCGATGTCGTCGGTCTTCTTCGCCGCCGATCCCTTGGCCGAGCGAGCCTTGGCCTCGACGGCCTCGCAGTTCCAGCGGTGGAACAAGAGATCCGCCTCGCCCTGGATCTCGACTTCCACGCGGTACGGGATGGTCGCGTCGATGATCCGCTTGCCGCCGTTGCTGATGTCCGGACCGATCGCTGTTGCCGTGCTCATTCGTGTGCTCCTTTCGTTTGCTTCGGTGAATCCCGCCGCCGCGCTCTCGCCCGGCGGCGGCTGCATGCCTTACTCCACCGCGCCTGACCCGTCCCAGCCATGCCGTGACCGACCGCGCCTTGGCACGCTGCTATCTCTTCCAGGGCGGCGTGCTACCCGGGCCGGCGCCGACGGGGGCGCGGGCGCTCACCGGCGAACCGCCGCCACCCTTCTTGGCGTAGCCCTTGATGACGTTGGTGAACTCGCCGTTGTCGTCGCGTTTCTTCAGCCCGACGTTGATCTCCAGCGGCACGTTGTGGAGCTCGACCGAGTCCTTCGGCTGCATGACGCCGATGGCGCGGCAGATGGCCGACAGCTCGCCGCGAGCGATCTTGACCGTCATTTCAGACTTGTTCTCGAGGTTGAGGCGAGCCCACACCAGGCGGCCCTTGAACTCGCCGTCGATGATCTGGAAGGTCAGCTGCAGGTACTTGCCGCCCCCGGTCTTGGTCGGCTTGAGCTCCGACTCGGAGACGACGGCGAGGTACTTGCCCGCGGGGATCGGATCGAGAGCGACGGATGGGTCGACTTGGTGTGCGTCAAAGTTCAGGTTTGCCATTGATGAGTCTCCAGTGTGTGATGAGAAAAGGCCATGCCGTGCCGCAGCTCGCCAAGGCTTGACTTGGCAGGCGGTGCCGCGCCATGAATCAGTTGGTGCCGGCGGTGTCGGAGGTGGTGGCAGGTGCAGACGACTCGGCGAACGGGTTCTCGCCCCGGGCAAACGCGCCGTAGACGCGGTAGTCGAGCGGGATCTCCTCGGGCAACCCCAGGCGGTTCTTGGCAACGTGCGCCGGCCGCTCGACGGTGCGGATGATCCGCTCGCCGGTGGAGACGCCGTTGTGCTTGGCCTTGTTGAACCCCTCGTCCACCTTGACGGTGTGGACCTTGTACGTGGCGAAGAGCACCTCGTCGGCCCACTCCTGCACAAGCGCGGACGCGAGCTTGTGCAGTCGCGGCGAGTAGCGGTCGTACGGCACAGTCTCGGGGTTCTCGAACTTCTCGATCTTGGCGTGGGCGATGAGGACCACCGTCATCCCGCGATCGCTTCGGAGCGCGTCGAGCGCACCGAGAACTGCTCGCCACTTGTCGATTGCGAACGAGAAGCCCTTGGCGTATCCGATCTTCTCGATGTTCTCGACGTTCTCGTCGGCGCACACCTCGGCCCAGATCAGGCGCTCGAGCCAGTCGAGGCTGTCGATGACGACCGTGCGGTAGTCGTGGTCGCCCGAGTACAGCGACTCGAGCGCCGCCATGACTTCTCCGAGGCTGCGGGCCAGCGGGAACGACTCGCAGTCGATGTCGGCCAGGCCGTCCTCGGTGGGGACGAAGATCGGCTTCTCGGCCATCGCGCCAAAGGTGCTCTTGCCGATGCCGTGGGTGCCGTACAGCATCACGCGGCGGGGGCGGGCGGTGCGGCCCTTGCTGATCTGGTTCATGAGGGTGTGGGTCTTGGCGGTCGCGGTTGCGGGCATGGGATCTCCGTGTTTTGGGAGTGAGCGATCGAGGTCATGGGGCCAGATCTCGCGGGTGAACGCGCCCTGGCCAAGGCGGACGAGCGGGAGTGCGGGAGTCACGCGGCAGCCGCCGCGGGCTCGGCGGTCGGCTCGCGGCGAACGCGGAACGACTCGCGGCCGAACTCGTGCGTCAGCAGGGAGGTGAAGATCTGAACGACGTGGTCAAGGGTGAGACCGCGTCCGCTCACATGGATCTCCGAGCGGACGGGATCGACCGAGTACGCCACGTCGGTTCGGACCTTGGCGTCGCCGTGCAGCCCTTCGGCCGCCAAGAGCGACAGGCCGAGGGTGCCCTGTGCCTCTGCGATGTCCACATCGGCTGCAAACTCAAACCTGAACTGGGTGTCTCGCATGGTGTGCTTCTCCGAGTGGGGACCGAATCTGTCGAGCCGCCGGTTGGCGGAGCGCCCAGCCGAGAGGGGAGAAGGGGTTGGGCTGGGCGCTCCGCTCCGACGGTTCCGCAGCGTGCCCACGCATGGGCCTCTGGTGGTTCCCTATGCAGCGGAAGAGTCATCTGCCCGCTTTTCAGCGAATCGCTCGCGGATGGACTTGAGCCGGGCGAGCACTTGGCGGCGAGAAACGCGGCGTTTGCGGGCAGCGCCGGCAATGCCTCGATCCACGACATCACGCATGAACCGGAGCTCTGCCTGCGTGAGCCGCGCGTGCACGAGAGCGAGCGCCTCGCGGAACTCCAGATCGCTCGCGAGGTCTCGTGAGTCCAAGCCCAAGCGCTGAGTGGCCTGGTCGGCAGCGATGTTGGCGATCATGGGAATGCACTCGCCATCGCCGCAATCGACCGTCGTGCTGTCGAGTGAGATTGCCTCGACGCCGGTGAACCGCATCTCGGCGCGACGTCGGCGGACCTCCATGTCCATCCAGCTGCGGAGCGCGGTGACGATGAAGCTCTCGACGTTCCCGCGGGCGGGGTCGAAGAGACGGGACGCCGACCACAGGTACAGGCGCATGCCCTGCTTCAGGTCGTCCTCGTCGGAGCGGCTGAAGCCGGGGCGCTGGCAGAGCTGGCGGGCCTTGCGGCGGATGAGGCTGGCGGCGAATGAGTTGCTGACGATGTCGCTGCGGCTGGTCATGGGACCTCCGAGGCCGGAGGTCTGCTCGCCAACCAGTCACGGGACCGCACGCGAAGGACTGCGCCGCGGCAACACGCCGCGAGGGATGCACAGGTGCGCCCGTGACTGGCCGGTTATGAGCCGACCGGCCTCGGACGCAGGGCCCGGTGTCGCGGAAGTCGCGGGTCCGCACAGAGAGCGTTGCGGAGTGCGACGCTCCTAAGCCCCTGCAATATCGCTAGTTGCGGTACTGATCCAATTTCTTTCCTCTGTCGCAGCGCTGCGACGCGACAGATCGACTGACGGAGCCGGAGTCATCCGTCCGTGCCAGCACACCCGCCTCCTCCGCTCGCTTGACGGCCCGCCACACCTTGTCCCTCGAGACCTTGGTCTCCATCTGCTCAGATAGGGCTTCTGCGGCCTTGTCGATGGAGTTGTGCTCCTGATATGCCGCGACGAGGATGTCGTCGGTGAGGTGCCCCTTGAGCTCGGCCTTGACCTGTGCGCGGACGAGCTTCTTCCCGCGTGCATCAAGCGACACGCCACCCGCCTGCTCTGCGAGGCGATCCGCCGCATCGATGGCCTCAATGACTCCTTGCGGATCGAGCACGACGTTGTCGTCGGCCATCGCGGCTACGTCATGCATGGCGATCACGGCGGGGGCCCTACCTGGCCATCGGCCCGGGTCGGGCACTCGGTGCGGGACAAACACCACCGCACGTCCGCCGGTGCCGACGTGCCGCATCAGCGCCTCCGCGTCGTCATCGGCAAGTCGCGCCGCGAAAACGACCTCGCGTGTGGTGTCGCGCAGCTGCAGCCGGCCGAGCCGCCAGAAACGCCCAGGAACAACCGGCTTCGGCGTGGAAACGGCGAGAGCCGATGCGAGCGTGACTGCCAAGCCGTCCAGGTCAACCGACCAGCCACGGCACATCTCCTCGGGGACCTCGACCTTGAGCGACTCCGGGCAGGAGATGAAGTACCGCGGCTTCTCGGTGTCGTCCGACGGCGCGACGACCGTCACCGATTCGACGTGGCCGTCGTCGCAGTGGGGACACGGCGCGGTGAGCCCCGTCTGAGCGGGGCGCACCAAGTGTGACCTCAGCAGGTCGTCGAGCGCCCCTGTGGGCCAGCGCGACACTTCTGAGTGGTCGAAGAGTGACCCCGGCATGTCCGCCGCGACGAGCAGCATCCGGAAGAGATCAGCCTTGGTCATCGGTCACCTCCCAACGGCGCAGGCACCGCTCGCCGATGACGCGAACCTCGTCGGGCTTGCTCTTGAGGTTGCTGGAGTGCGGGACCGAGACCTCGAACGTCAGCGTTGGCTGGCGACCGACACCGTTGTGGACGAAACGGAGGGAGAACGTCGCCTGGACGACGCGCAGCCATTCGACTGGCAGGTTCTCGCGTCGCAGCCAACGGTCCATCTTGCGGTAGATGTCGTTGCGGTCGCCGCGCGGATCGGCCTTGATCTCGATGTGTCCGCCTCCGCCGCGCGGCACGATGCGCAGCCGCGTGATACGGGCGTCCTCGACGCGATCGGCAGGATCGGTGGGAAGCGGGAAATCGTTCTGGAGCAGATGGTCGAGGCGATACGACGGCTTGAGCGGGTCCGCCGGCGGGATGTCCTTCTTGAGCACGGCCTTGCAAAACGCCACCTGCAGCGTCGTCCACATCTTCCCGCCACCGGGCGCGACGATCTCGAGGACTCCCTCATCGCCGCTGTAGACGAACACGTTCTCGAAGGCGTACCGATCCCAGCGCACGATCGGCTGGCTGTCGTTGCCGTCGAAGACCAGGTGCTTGTCGGGGTAGTCGTCGAGGTACGCGAAGAAATAGTCCGCGCCGTCAGCACGGCGGTAGTGCTCCACCATGCACTGTTTGCCGCGCAGCTGGGCCGGCGCATACACCGATGAAAGTGCTTCACCGAGCGGGCCGCACAACGACTCGGGATTGTCGAGCTGGCGCTTGGGCAGGCCGTTGCGGCGGTTCCAGAGGCGGCCTCCGGTCAAAGCATCGGCGCGGGCGAACATCGCCGCGTCATTGAAGACCTCCGGCGCGTACAGGTACGACCACATCGCCTTGTCGGCCTTGCTGCGCTGCGCGGAGAAGTCCTCGGCCCGGTCGGGGTGGCGAGCGAGGATGCCCTCCGCAAGCACGGCCACGCCGCGGTGATCGGCGAGTTCGTTGACGTCGCGGATGATCATCTGCACTTCGCGCTGCTTGGCATCCGAAAGCGCGAGCCAGCCCGCGAACACCGGCTCGATGCGGTGCTCGCTAAGCTGGTCCCACGGCACGTCGGCGAGTTCGCCGCGGCGCGTGAAGAACTCGCGGAGCAGTGAGTTGGCGATCTGCTTGAGGACTTTGCGGGGATCAAACGGCTTGGCCATGTCTGCGATTCCTTGTCTGTCGTTTGCTAAATGGTTGACACTCGGGACGTGACAGGGCCGTGCCGGTGTCGTGGCATACGGGGTCAGAACAGCGTGTTGGGGCGTTCGCGCATCAGCAGGCCGAGCTTCTCGAGGCGGATGCGCATCGCCTCGGCGGACACTTCAAACCGCTCGGCGAGCGGCTTCGAGAAACGATGGAGCGTGGCGTTGGCGGCGTCGCGGCCATCGGCGACCGCCACAGGCGGAAGATCAGCGAGGACCACAGGGTCCAGGTTGCCGCGCCAGTCCTTCCACGCCGCGACGACGATCGCTTTGGGCATGAGCAGGTAGCTGGCGAACGTATCGGCCTGCCACTCGACTGGGAGCTTGTCGCCGGCGCGGCACACAAAGGCGGGCTGGCCGCGCCCGTCGAACAGAGCCGCCTGCGCCGGATCCTCCCGGTAGTACGTGCGGTGAAGCCGCCAGTGACCGATCTCGTGCGCCAGCGTGAACCGGTAGCGCCCGAGCCGCGACGGGTTCTCGGAAGGTTCGAGCCTGGTGTCGATGCGCACGAGCTTCTCGTTGAACCAGATCGCGCCGAGCACGCCATCGGTTCCGAACAGCGCCGCGAGATCCTCGATGGCAAACGTCAGGCCGAGATGCAGTTCGAGGATGTCCTCAACGGGCACCGGCGCGACGACGGGCACGCCGCAACGCTGTGCATATTCAGCAACAAGGACATCCGCGTCCCGCTCGATGCGGACTTCCGGCAGGTACGGCACATCCGTGATGGCCCCACGACCACTCACGACGGATCACCCTCCTTGCGCATCTTGGCAGCCTGATCCTGGAGCTTCTTGAGCTGCTCGGGCGTCAGGCCTTTCACGGCGCGCAGCAGGGCGGGCATCGCCTCGGGCTGGCTCTGGATGATCTGGGGCAGGTCTTCGGGGACACGGCCCGCCATCGCGATCAGTTCGTCGGCGCTCTCGCCCAGCAGTTCCGCCATCTTCTGGATGCGGTCCGCTGTCGGCGGCGAGTCCACCTTGTCCTGCTCGACGTGCGACAGGTAGGTCGGGCTGATACCGACAAGCTCGGCGAAGCGGCGCAGGCTGTACCCTTTGGCCGTGCGGCGCTCGCGGATGAAGGTGCCGAACTTTGGCTTCTGGGCGGTCATGACGGTTTGACGCTCGCTCGTTCCCTGTTTACTGTACATGGACATAACCGGCGGGTCAAACCGCCTGCTCCGCAGAAGGCACCTGGCTCGCCGTCGGGAACTGCCGCCAGCTCGCTGTTCAACTCGGTCATCATCGATCTGCTGGACTACATCGCCGCGCTCGGCAAGAACGCCTCGCTGGAGCACTGGCATAAGGATGCTCACGCCGCGGGCTTGTTGGCCGGCGCGCTGCGAAACCGGCAAGACAACGTCTGATTCGAAGTCAATTCTTTCCCCATGAGCGAGCCCCAGTCCAGCCCGATTCGGCGATTCTCGTCTCGGCGTCAGCGCCTGGATCGGTCGTTTCTTGCAGATCGGCTGAAGGGAGCGCTGGCGTACGACCGCATCGCCGGATACTTCGCCGGCTCCATTCTGGAGACGGCAGGCGAAGCGATCGAGGCAGTCCAAGGTCCGATTCGTGTCGTGTGCAACTCTGGGCTGCAGCCACAGGATGTGGCGACGGCACGCGCCGCGGCGAACGCGCTTCGCCAGGAGTGGTGCGGCAGCAAGCCCGAGATTCTGGTGGACAAGGGGGGCGATGCCGCAAAGATGCGGATGACGCGTCTGTACCAGTTCCTCAAGAGCGGCAAACTGCAGGTCCGCGTGTTGCCTGATCGGCACTTTGGACTCATCCACGGCAAGGCGGGCGTGATCACCTTGGCTGGTGGAAGCAAGACTTCATTCCTCGGCAGCGTGAATGAGTCCACAGCCGCGTGGACCATGAACTACGAGCTGATGTGGGAGGATCCGTCTCCGGAATCAGTGGCGTGGGTTCAGGAGGAGTTTGATGCGCTGTGGAGCCATCACGCCGCCGTCCCGCTCGCGGAGTTTGTGCTTGAGGACATCGAGCGACTGAGCAAGCGATCCGTGGTCGGTTCTGTGGACGCCTGGGTCAAGGAGCCGGACCCAGTAACGCAGGAGCCGAAGGCTGCGGCGGTGTTCGTCGAATCCCCCGTGTATCGCCAGCAGGCAGGTCTCTGGGAGCACCAGAAGTTCTTCGTCAAGCTGGCGTTCGACGCACACCTCCGCAACCCCGGCGGAGCGCGTTTTGTGCTGGCCGACCAGGTTGGATTGGGAAAGACCGTGCAACTCGCGATGGCTGCGGAGCTCATGGCACTTGTGGGTGACAAGCCGGTCCTGATCCTCGCACCCAAGGCCCTCGTCTGGCAATGGCAGGGCGAGTTGATGGAACTTCTCGATACCCCATCGGCGGTCTGGACGGGGGAGTGCTGGGTCGATGAAGCCGATGTCGAGCATCCCAAGTACGGACCCGAGGGCATCAAGCGCTGCCCTCGCCGCATTGGCATCGTGCCCACATCGCGTGCGATCTTCAAGTGTGATGATGCCGAGCATCTCAAGGCGATGCAATTCGAGTGCGTTGTCGTTGACGAAGGACTGGCTTTCGAGAGGCTGCATCATCTTCAGTCAGTACTACGACTCGGTTCGATGGCTGGCGGACCAGTTGGTGCGAGACTTTCCCGACGAGCCGATCGCCATCTACGCAGGCTCGGGTCGATCCAGTGTCTTCCGTGATGGTGAGTTTGTCGTTGTGGACCGCGAAGAGATCAAAGCGGCGGTACGACGCGGCACGCTTCGACTCGTTCTTGGCACCGATGCGGCCTCGGAAGGACTGAACCTTCAGCGCCTCGGCACGTTGATCAACCTGGACTTGCCGTGGAATCCCACCCGGCTCGAGCAGCGTAAGGGCCGCATCCAGCGAATCGGTCAACTGAACGACACGGTCTACATCTACAACATGCGGTACCTGGGGTCTGTCGAGGATCGCGTGCACCAACTGCTCTCCGCGCGGCTGCAGGGTATTTTCACCCTGTTCGGCCAGGTGCCGGATGTCCTCGAGGATGTGTGGATCGACGTCGCGCTCGGCGAAGTGGCTCGGGCGAAAAAGGTCATCGAGGCCGTTCCCAAGCAGCATCCGTTCGATCTGCGGTATCAGCGCATTGAAAAGACCGACTGGGAGTCCTGCGAGAGAGTGCTGTCGCGGGCCGCAAAGCGCGCAGCGCTGAGTAGCGGTTGGAAGTGATCACCTGGATGCGGCACTCTCGTCGCACGACACCATCGAGCCAAGGCGAGAGGAACTGGTGGGCTCTGGAGTGCTGTCGTTGACGAAGACCGGTTACCGTTTCGAGCGGGACTGGGTCTTTACGACTCCAAGCGCTGCGGCCGCGATCGTCAGTGGCGGCAGTGCCAACGGCTGGATCGAATGGAAGAACGGCAAGGGGCAGACGCTGGACGAGGTGTACCGCAAGGCGAGCAAAGCCTAAGGGTCATGCGCGTGCCTGATTGCCGGTGGGAGAGAGCTCGCTCCACAGCCGGCGCTGCTTGCACCAGGAGAACGTCGCGCAGACAGGCCGCAGGTCCCGCTCCGTGATCGGGTCGCGGCCGTTCGGGACAGCGGGAAGGTCCAGGATCTGTTCCTGGATATCCGGCGCAAGATGCAGCAGGTTCATGATCTGCGTCATCCGCGGCTGCGTGACCTGACAGAGCCGGGCGAGCTCGGAGAGATCCGCGACGACGCCCTTCCGGAGGAGGCGGTCGTACTTGATCGCCAAGGCCATCAGGCGGGCCACGCGGGGCACACGGCCCGGCAGTTCGGGCTTGGGGGCGTCGGGGCCAAGGAACACGCGCTTGCGGCGGGCTTTTCGGACGATGTGGATCGTGCGAACTACGGTGGTCACGCGGCCTCCTCCAGTTGCCGGGCGCACAGGGCGGCGATCCCGGTCGCTCGGAACGTCACAGCGACGGTGGCGTTCTCCGCGTCGTACTCGATCTTCGAGAAGAGCAACTTCAACACCCGGCCCTGCTCGCGGGGCGAGAGCTGCGCCCAGACCCTGTCGAACTCTTTCAGCGCCTTGCGGGCCTCCTCGCGGGTAATGGCTTTGGCTCCGATCAGACCCAGCCGGGTCTCCACCTCGGCAAGGCGGGTGCGTGCGCCGCTGACCCGCTCGTGGGCGGCGGCGAGCCGGGCGGTCGCGGCGGCGGTTCCGCTTCTGTCCGCCACCAGTTCCCGCAACTCCTGCTCCAATCGGCCGAGCGCAGCGTGAATCGATGCCCGCTCCGTCTTGAGCGCCGTAAGTTCCTGGTCGACGTTCACCTGGGCCTCGGCGAGAATGCGATCCAGCAGCTCGCGGTCGCCGCCGAGGGTGCGGATCTCGTCGACCACGAGCTTCTCGATCTCCAGCCCGGGCAGCGACGATGCCTCGCAGGTGTGCGCCCCGTTCTTGATGGCTTCCAAGCATCGGTAGTAGCGGTACTGCTTGTTCCGCTTGCCGTAGAACGTGTGGATCATCGCGCAGTCGCACTTCTTGCACCGCAGGAGCCCACGCAGGAGCGCCCCGTACTTGTTGCGCATCTCGATCCCGCCTGTCCTGCCGTTCTCGACGAGCTGCTGGCGGACACGCTCGAACAAGGCGGGATCGACGATCGCCTCGTGCTCGCCCTCGTAGGTGTTGCCCCGGTGGACGATCTTCCCTGTCAGCAGGGGGTTGGTCAGAAGAACGTGGAGGGTGCCCGTGTTGAAGGGCTGGCCGCCGACGCTGACGCCCTTCTTGGTCACGCGGCGTTTGTTCTTCCACTCCCGGTGCCGCAGCTCGGTCACCGTGCGCTGGAGCGAGCCCTTGTCGAGGTACATCTGGAAGATCGCGCGGACCTTTGCCGCCTCGCGCGGGTTGACCACCAGGCGGGGGCTGCTGCCGGATCGATCGACGTCGTAGCCCAAGATGGGGACGCCGCCCGCCCACTTGCCCCGGCGCTTCTGGGCGGCGATCTTGTCGCGGATCCGCTCGCCGATGATCTCGCGCTCGAACTGGGCGAACGAGAGCAGGATGTTGAGCGTCAGCCGCCCCATCGAGCTCGTGGTGTTGAACTGCTGCGTGACCGAGACGAACGAGACGCCCTTGCGGTCGAACGTCTCCATGATTCGGGCGAAGTCCATCAGCGAGCGGCTGAGGCGGTCCACCTTGTAGACCACGACGCAGTCGACCTTACCGGCCTCGATGTCCTTCAGCAGCTGCTCCAGCGCCGGCCGCTCCATGCTGCCGCCGGAAAAGCCGCCGTCGTCGTATCGGTCCGGAAGGCAGATCCACCCTTCGTTCCGCTGGCTGGCGATGTATGCCTCCGCCGCTTCCCGCTGGGCGTCAAGGGAGTTGAACTCGAGTTCGAGTCCCTCCTCACTGCTTTTGCGGGTGTAGATCGCACAACGGGTTGGCCCGGGTGCTCCCGCGCCCCGATCCCGCGATGGCGGCACGCTGGCCGTTCGGCCTCGCTTGGTCATCGGCCACCCCGCAATCCGAAGAAGCGGTAGCCGTTGATGTGCTGGCCCGTCACCTTCTTGGCGATTACCGACAGCGTTCCGTACCGCTCGCCTTCGAACTCGAAGCCTTCACCGTCCCCAAGCACGATGACCCGGATCGTCCGCCCTTTGTACTGGCGGACGATCGCGGAGCCGGGCGGGGGCAACCGGGGATCGCGGCGGTCGCGCGTATCGAGCGATCGCACCCTGGTGCGGATCTCGCCGGGCTGCGGAGGGGAGGTGTACGAGCGAGGTGCCATCGTGCGGATCTCGGCGTCGTCGGCCAGTTCGGCCGCCCGCCGCTTGGCCCGCTCGCTCAGGTCGCCCTCCGCGTTGGCCTGGATACGCCACGCGATCTTGCGGATCAGGTAGGCGCGGTGGCGTGTGCGGCAGGCGTGGCCGTGGAGTTCCTCGTAGCGGTCCACCAAGTCGCTGGTGGTCATCCGCTGAAGCTCGCCGAGTTGTCGTTCGATCGCATCAGACATTGGAATTCCTCTTCGCATCGGTCCGGAGCCCTAACCCCGGGGCCGTGCGGAGACACTGAGGTCTGCATGCTGCGGAAGTTCAAGTCGATCGGCGTCAGATTTCGCCAGGTCGCTTGGCTCCCGGGTGGAACGCGAACGTTCCGCATGGATGGCCCGTGCGAGGCCGAGCGCGAGGATGCTCACGACTTCGGCGTCGCGCTCCGCGGGCGTCATGGTCTCTGGGTTCTGGGTTCGCAT